CATGTAGGAGAGAATGCTTCCATACTATTAGTGAATGCCTTAGTTGTTCCAGAACCATCTGAACGATGTGCCCAAGTTAACTTCTGGTCATCACATCCAAGTTCTTTCCAGTTGTCTATAATACCCATCGCAACTTCAACTGCCTGTTGTTGAGTTAACTTAAGATCACAGCCAGGATTGTTATAACCAAAAGCAATAGTTCCACCTACCATAGGAATTTGAACTAGACCACGTTTTACTTTAGCAATGTCCTTGTCCTTCATAGGATCATCAGATGCACCAAAGTTTACTGTCTGATCAATGAATGCCTTACGACCACTACCAGAACCAACTGCCTGATAGTTAACTTTAGGACCACCTGATCTAGCAAGGTCAGAGAACCAACGAGTGTAGATCTTAGATGGGAAAGATGCTCCTGCACCACTGAGTCTAGATCCTGCCATAGCAGGAGATACAGCAGTCAGCAATGCTGCTGCGATGAGTAGAGTTTTTTTCATTGTAGAGTCCTTAGAACTTGTACTTTGTACCGACTTCAAACTTCCAATCTCTTTCTGAGTCTGGTGACCACTTGTGCTCAAACTTTGCTTTTGCAGAGAGTGAGTCTGTCAACTTAAACTTAGTTCCAACTTCAGCAACTTGGAAACCTTCGCTATCTCCTGCATCAGGAGTGCTGATACCACCCCCTGCTTCAACGTATGATTTACCCATTCCAATATCGAAAGTGGTTCCGATTCTTGCTTGATGAACTGTCTTGCTGTATCCATCCTCGTCCCCTTTAAATTCAGACTTGGTGGAAACGTAAGGACCTGCCATTACTGGTGCGGATACACCAAGTGCGAGCAGGGCAACTGCGAATGCTTTCATTTTAGTTTTTAGTTTATAAACTACCTTATAATTATACACGATATGTAATCCTTAATACATTATTAAACTTGCCTTAAATTTGATTTGCTGACATAAAAAAAGAGAGTGTCAAGCACTCTCAGCGATCCATCTCGAACCAACTTATTTAGCGTTTCTTCCACCTAGGTAGGTAGAATATTGCGAAAGAACTCACCCAAAAAACTGCCAACGCTGACAAATGGATGACTCTATTTGGATTAACAATGAGACCGATAGTCACGAGTGCAATCCAAGTGTAATCTAAAGTACCGTGAAGTCGATACCAAACATTCGATCCTAGTTTTTTAATGATGTCATCTCTTCGTCTGCCGAACCACGGTGATACGTGGCGCATCATAACAAAACCCTCATTCAAAAACATAAGGGTGAAACCAATCCAGAAAATCATTTAGTTTCTTCTATTGCCTCCTTAATAATATTCTTAAGTTGTCTTCCTTTTTTCTTACTGAGTCCAACTGATGAATCAATCTTTACTTTGACCCAGTAGAGACCGATAAGAACAATTAGGAATGGAATAGATTCTTCCCAAGAGATTGCGTTCCACGCATTTGCTGCTTGACCAAGCATTGCAACTGTGTCTGGTGCTGCAAGCATTTCTGCTCCCATTACCTGTCCCCCTTCTTACGGTTTTCAGAACGAACAACAGTAAACTCACCCTCAGGATAACGTGTTGCAAGTTTAACTGAGTTACGGAAGGTAACCTCGTCAAGAGTTACACCGAGTGCGATACAAGCATTCGCGACATACCACATAATATCACCAAGTTCGAGGATAAGATGTTCTTTGTTGTCAGCATTCCAGGGTTTACCTTGGAACTTAAGTTTCTTAACGATCTCCATAAATTCACCACCCTCAGCAACAAGACCAGAGGCAGCAGTATCAAGACGCTCAATGTCACAACCCTCACCTTTGAGAGTTTCATAACGTTCCATCAGTGCATCAAAATCTTTTGACTCTTTACTGGTGGTCAAGTTTACAAACTTAAAATACTCAGCGTAATCAACTTCAAAAGGTTCTTCTGTTTGTCCCTTTTTCTTACGTTTGGCAGCAACCTTTTTACCTGCCACTCCTTGTGGTTCTTGGAATCCTTTAGGAATATTCTCAGCAGGGTTGGAGAAATCTTTCTCCGTCACCTGTGGATCATCACGAAATTCTGCTGTGTTTTCAGTCATACTTTGAAATCATTAAAGTTTTGTTTAGAGAAGGATAGGATGTCAGATGCATCAACCGTTTCCTCTTGTCCAGAGTCAACGATCTTCTTTTGTTCTTCACAATCATACAGACGCATCTTCGCCCTGTCAATACCCACAACGAATCTCTTGTTCACTGTAGGATCATTATATCTATTCTTAAGTTGTTTCACCATAATCTGATTCAACTCTTCCATCTCCTCAGTAGAAATCAGAGCAATCATAAAGTCTGCAGTAGCAGGGAGTCCAAATGACTCCGAAGTATCTGTCAGGTCAACATCAGAATTGCCATACCCACTACGAGTAGTTTGAGTAGCGGATACGATAGGGACATTATGTTCACCTGCAAGTCCACGTAGTTCTTCAGCAATAGATTTAACAAATGTGTACGAGTTAACTATAGCACCTTTGTATCTTGATGAGTTACAAATGTTAAGGTAGTCAACATAAATGATGTCTGGTACAAATGCTTTCTTGATAGAAAGTTCTTGCAACAATGCCTTGAAGTGTCCTACGTGTGCTGATGCAGTAGGATATTCCTTGATCAAGAGACGACCCTGTGTTTTGTTTTGAACCTTTTCGATCTTAGAATCGAACATTGGTTTAGGTAGTGTCTCCAATGATTGAACTGGAATGTTCATCAAGTTAGCATCAATACGCTCAGCAATCTTTTCTTCTGCCATCTCCAACGTGATGTATAGCACGTTATGTCCTGCAGCAAGATTAGCAGCAGCACAGTGACACATAAACAAACTCTTACCAACACCTGTACCTGCAAGTGCAATGTTCAATGTCTTCTTAGATAGACCACCCTTGGTAACTTTGTTGAGTAATTCAATATCAAAAGGAATCTTTTCTTCTACCCTGTGATAGAACTGATAACGTTGATCAGCATCATCAAGATAGTCGTGACCAACAGAATTATCAAAAGAAACTGATAGTGCATTAGACAAGATACTTGGAATAGCATCACGTCCCATTGTTTCAGAGTTACCATCAGCAATCTGAATAGACTCAAGAAGTGCATTATAGATAGCACGATCACGACACCACTTCTCTGAGGTGGTTACTAACCAATCAATCTCGTGTGGTTCTTCAACCATATTTTGAAGAGAGGTCTTTAGTTCAGAGAACGTAGTCTCGTTTAGATCTTCTCTCGATTCAATTTCAATACTCAATGCTTCCTTTGAAGGGAGAGCATCGTATTCCATAAAATATTTTGCAAGTTCATCGAAGATAATTTTGTTGTTGTAATCTTCGAAGTATTCTTGCTTGATGTGTGGAAGTGTCTTACGTGTAAAATCCTGATTATGAATCAAGTTTGATACTACGAGTTCTTCTACAGAATTAGACATAGTGGATGTACGTTCCCGCGATGTATTTTGCGTTAGAGATTGCAGGTAGTCCTGCGTGAGGATATGTCCACGTGGGTGGGAACACTAACAGTCTACCACGTTTAGGAGAAACTTTCATATGTTTGAATTCAGTTTCTCCACCCTCTTCAACATCATTGAGATACCAGAATAGTACGAGCATTCTTTTAGCAGACTCGTGGTCACCCACATCGACGTGCCATTTGAATTGATCTTCTGAATCTGGATTGTATCTCTTGATTCTAAACTGTTCAAGTGATGTCTTCATAGGAAAGTATTTCCTACAGTCACACTCATCCATATATCGTTGGATGAAATCGTGAGCAGACTGAATCAATGCTGATTGGATTATGTCCCAATCTTTATGTGATTTCTTCTCAATGTGTTCAGTGATATTAAATTGTGCGAAGGTAGGACGACCATCTCTGTCCCAAATATCGAGTTCTTCCATTTCGAAAAGACGAATGGCATTCTCGCATACCTCTTTAGAGATGGCATCATCATAAACCTTGATGAAAGATTCAAGATCCATATGCGAATTCCTTCTTTGCTGCTTCTTCCAACTTATCCATTATTTCTGGGGTGAAGTATTTCTCAGGATCCTTGAGAATAACAGAAGGGAAGACGCTAGACTCCCCAACAACAACGCGATTACCCTTGCGTTCAAATACTCCATACTTCTCACCCAACTCCAATAGTCCGTAATACTTGTCAAGTCCCCTTGAGTCATAGAATAACCTCGTTTCTACTTTTACATTTTCTTTAGTGAAGCGTGACTTGGCAGTCAAACATTTGATAATATTACCAACGATCTCTTTGTTAGAGTCACGTTCTTTAGATTTACTCAGGAAAATAATTGTACTGGCAGCATACTTAAGACCAGATCCTCCACCCATTTCTTTGGTGGGAACATATGCACCTACCACATCATATGTATGGTTAGTAACGATGAGTGGTACATTACAACGACCTAGTTCAAGAGTTAGAACACGGAAGATTGCTTTCACAACCTGTGCTCTAGTCATATCCCTAGTCTCTTTACCTTCCTCACTGTCAGATACTTCCTTGGAAGTAGAAAGCATACCGAGTGAGTCAAGACAGAACATCATAGGTTTCCTGTCCTCCTCCTTCATCTTGGAGTAGTTCTTCAATGTCTTGAGTGCCTGTGTTCTGAACTCTTGTACAGTTGTAACAGGAACAACAGCAACACGATTAGCATCAATACCACGACTGGTCAACATATCTTTGGAGACAGCAGACTCAGATTCGAAATATAATACAATACCGTCAGGATTAGAATCCAGGAAACTACGAACGACACTAAGAGTAAAAAAAGTTTTTCCAGTGCTTGATTCTCCTGCAATAGCGGTGATTTTGTTTGAAGGCAAACCTCCATAAATCGAACCACTAACAAGGGCATTGAATATATGAGACCCAGTGTCAACGAAAGAAGTAACGTCGCCTGCAGCAACCCCGTCACTAACGACTGAAGCGTAGTCATTGCCAATGTCGCTGATAATGTCTTTTAAAAATGATGTCATAGGAAAAATTCGTCTAGGTTAGCAATCTTCTCTGCCTTCCAATTAATAGTATCCATAATAACCTGTAATGGATCAAGGAAACTCTTCTGGAATTGTAGATCATAATCTATGTACTTGTCAAGACCAAATTCTTTCGGCAGAGTCTGAAAGAAACTTACCACGTTCTCTTGGATTTTGTTTGGGGTCTTTAAATAGAGGAACTTTACCTTCTCCCCCTCTTGAATTAGAGGATACTTGTGAGTCAATTTGTTCTTCTTGTTATAGAAATTATATAAGAGTGCTCCTCTCACGTGGATAGGAGTACCCTTTGAGTATATTGTAGCAGGGTTTGAGAACTTTGACAGACCATTACACCCACGTGGGAATGCAACATCCTCTGCGTTTAGTTTCTCAAACCTCTCTCTGAATTCTGCGATGAATTCTTGGGTATCCTGTTCGGTACCATTCATAATAACTTTCATAGCATCCTTAATTGCTGTCCTACAGGCAGCAGGTGTGGATGATTTAACTGCCTCAATGCCCATCATCTTGATCTTAGGTTCAGTAAACCTAACTCCTTCGATGTCATAAGCGTTGAGAATGTATCTTTTCTTGGCAGTCCATATACCTTTGTTGGCAATGGTCTCCCTCTTCATCTTCATTTTTTGGTCATATGCCGATACATACGACGCGAGTTCCGAGTAACTTTTATCAATGTAGGGTTCAATCTTTTCTTGGCAGATCTTGTCAAGTATCCCCACAACTGCGTCTTTATCGCCACACTTACTACCAAAAAATTTATCAACAAGAGGTCCAAGGTTAAGATAGATTGAGTCAGTGTCAGATGCAATGACATAATCCTCCTTTTCCGTGTTGAGTAAGTTATTTAGGTAATCATTCATACGATTCTCAATCCAACGGATTGAAACCTGACCAGAAAGAGTGATTGCTTCAGCATTCGCTAGGTTAAAATACCTAAAGTATTGGTTACCAATAGCACCATATGCAGAGTTCAATTGAATCTTTCTTGCCATCTGTATGTTGTTGAAGGCAGAAATATCATCTTGTAACTTTTTGTTACCTGTCTTCTCAAATTCTTTCTTCGCTTGAATCATCTTCTTCTTAAAGATCACACGTTCATCGTAGATCTTCTGCATCATCTTGGGTAGAAATCCTTGGATGTCTTTCCTGTACTGTGCTCTGTTGGCACACACACAGTAATCTCCACTGATTTGTACTTCTCTGTTGAGCAGTCCATCAACACTGGCGGTGGGGTGTCTTGTATCGATGAGGGTCTCAGGCGAAATATTATACTGCATAATGAGATGAGGATACAGAGAGTTAAGGTCAAACGAAACAACCCAATCGTAGAGTCCTGGTTTGGGTTCTTTGACGTATGCTCCTGCGTACTTGTCGTTCTTGGTGCTCTCTTGTCTTGGGGGGACACAGATTTTACGCTCCTTCAGATAGTTGTAGATGAGTGTATCCCACATACGAACCTGAGAATAAACATCCTCGAAGTTTACCTTGGCATCGTATGCCATCACGACAGCAAGTTCCAGTAGTTTCATCTTGTGTTCAAGACGATCTACTAGTTCAACGTCAATGATGTTGTATTCAACGAACTTCTGCCAGTCATCAGTATAGAATGCTTTGAAGTTCTCAAACTCACTGTGATCTAACTTACGTTGATCTAGTTCGACAAACGCAATATGATCCAGACGATATGATTCCTGATTGGTATATGTAAACTTTCGGTATAGATCAAGGTAATCCAGAATGCTTACTCCAAGAATGTTGTAGGACAAATTCCTACGACCCTTGATGTAAACCTCACGCATATTAACTTTGTTCCAAGGTGATAATGATTTTTGCCACTTCTCACCTAGCACACGTTCAATGCGACGACAGATATAGGGGATGTCGTACAGATTACAATTCCAACCAGTCACCACATCAGGAGTGTTCTCTACCCACCAAGAATGGAAGTCAGACAACATCTCCTGTTCAGTCCAGAAGCAACGATACTCAGTATCAATCTTTGCTTCACGGGTTCCCCAAGTGATGAACTTACCACTAGAAAGATCTTTAATAGTAATAAGAAGCATCTCCTCTTGACACGCTTCGGTATCAGGGAAACCATTCTCGCAAGCAACCTCGATGTCAATCGTATAGATCTTCATCTGCTCAAGGTTTGCCCTCATATCCTGAGGGTATTTCTCTGAGATCCATTGATATACAAATCGTTCGTAACCGTGCACCTCAAAACCTTCAACACCTTTATACTTCTCGATGAACTCACGAGCACGTTTAGCACCGTCTTGTTTGACAGGTGCCATCTTCTCGCCATCAAGAGTCCTCCACTTACCTTTCGGTGATGGAACATACAGCGTTGGTTTGATGATTTCCTTATACGAAATAGGGACACCATCCTCATACCCTCGGCAGAGAATAGCGTCACCTAGCAGTGTTACGTTTGTATAGACTGAACTCAAAGCGCCTTCTTGTAGTTGGTTACGGTCTCTTCAGACGGTTCAACTATAGTCAAAACAACGTCGCTTGTCAAGAAGATGTCACGTTGATCTGTGTAGTAGGGATACTTTTCAAAAATTAGTTCGCCGTCTTTTCCAGTAATCATCATACAGTCAGAGATAAGGTATGATGGTTCCTCATCTAGTTCTGTGACTGCACCCATTAGGTGCGTGTGATCCTTAAGAAGGATTAGTTTCAGTGGTTGCATTTCCTTTGATACAGGTTTTCCATTTCGATTCCACCTCAGGGTGTGGATTGTAGATTGTAGCGACGTTGCTCAATACTACTAGTGTAGCATTATTTTTGGAAAGTGGAATCCAAGGGAATAGTTCCAAGTTCAAGTCGTTAATTTTTTGTGGTGTTTCTTGGGTACCCTCGAACAACATTTCTGCTGCAGCGTGTAGATTCACTTGATAAGGATCCTTCATAAGGTATCCAATAGGGGAATAGGATTTCTCCTCAGGGTACGCTTCTTGAACATCAGCGATTACGTCCTCGCCATTGATCATTCTTACGATTTTTACGGTCATAATTTTCAGTTAGGGTATTGTAAACACCACGAACAATGTTTGCGAATGACTTATGTACATCCACATTATGTTCATCGTTAATCATTCTAGCATATCCTAGAACCTCGTCAACATATCTGGTTGGAACATCGAGTGTGATCGATTCATAATCGTCGCTCCCCCTCGGAGCGCAGTTCACATAGTGATTCATAAAAAAACTCCATAGAAAAAGAGACCCGAAGGTCTCTTCTGTTGTACATTATGTATGCTATCAGTCGTAATCAAATTTTGAGCAATCATTTTTTTTACAGTATTGTTGCACGTAACCGTGAACATCAACTTCAATACTATGGTGTGCTCTTGTATGAATAAGCTCAATCAATCCTAAGGATCCACCGATTAGCACAGTCATATGGAATACTGTATTAGATGCCAGTTTAGTACAACATTCAACAATCGGCAATAGTTTGCTTTTCATTTGTCATAGCGACTACTCAATAGTATATACCTTTCTCTTGTGACTGTCAGGTACAATTTTGTTAAGTTCTATGGTCAAAAGACCATCTTGGTAATCAATACTACCAATCTCTACGTCATCTGAGAGTGTGAATGTCCTAGCAAAGGTACGTTTCGCTACACCTTTGTGTAGGTATCCTCTGTGGTCATCGTTCTTCTCTTTGACTGTCCTGATTGATAGGACGTTAGTTTCTGTTGCGACCTCGAACTCATCCTTTCTGAATCCTGCTAGTGCTACTTCGATCTTCCATTTAGTTTCTGACTCTTTGATCAGGTTGTATGGAGGATAGGATTTTGTCTCGTGATCTGCTAGTGCTCTTGACTCTAGTCTGTGAAAGATATTGTCGAGTCCGACTGAGTATGACCTAGATGCCTGTAAGATTTTATCTAGATCACTTGATGTGAATTGATTCATTTGTACTGCTCCTTTAAAGCGAGAGTTTGGTGTTGTCCCCGAAGGCGACACAATTATTTATAGTCATAGCAATGGATCACAGGTACGGTTAAAACGGTATCATATGTACAGTTTTCTCGACGCTAAATAGGCTAGATGAATTAATTACCTATTTAAAAAGATGAAAAGAGCAGCGATGCTTTTCGTAATGACTTTGATGACGGCACCTGCATATGCCGATGTTACACATAAACTATCTTCTTCAGTGCAACTCACAGTTGATGCAGCGGCAACCAATGTTCAACGTGTTGGGTCAACTTATAGTGTTAGTGGAAACAATGTGACCACACAATACACACCTTCTGGTGGAAGTGCTACATCATCCATTGGTAGTCTTACAGTCTCATCAGGCGTTGGAGCGATTCCAACGTTGTCAGCGACCCAAGCGACTGCAGGGGAAAGTTTCAGCTTTACTCAGTCATTCTATCAAGGGGACGCTTTAGGTGGTGCTGCACCGACTGTTGGTGAAGTACATAACTTCAGTAACCAGACATCAACTGCTGCTGGATCTGCTGGATCTCTTGCTGGTACTGTGGATTCCAGTTCAACCACTGCGGTAACTGCTGGTGGAGCGGGTACAAGTGCTGTGGGTCAATTTGTCAGCGAAGTCACCATCCGATAAATGAAAAGAATAGTTGCTACATTGGCACTGTTATCTTTCGCTGGAACTCCAGTGATAGCAGTGCCTGTGGTGCCTAATTTCACTCAAGGATCTATGACGTCTCATACTGAGACTACTTCTAAGGTGACTGAGACAATAAATTCTATGGACTATGCTACTGGTTGGGTTTACTCAGTAAGTGGTACAAATGTAAAACACGATGGTTCATCTATGACACCAGGTGTCAGTGAACAATCTCAAACTATTGATGGTGTGACTTCAAAATGGACAGGATTAAACGTAAATCAAAAACCAAACTGGACCCAAAATCAAGTGGGCAATGCATTCCAGTTCACAGAAACTTATTCTGGACCAGGACTCCAGAATCAAACAATTATTCAGAGGGTAACAGAGGTAACAAGCGTCACAGACACAACCTCAATCTTCCAACAATAGGAGCACTTACCTTTGCACTACTTGCACCACAGATAGCACACGCATCTGATATTGGTGGTGTGTCTGCTACTGCATCTCCAATCGCGAATAGTTCAGGCTCAGTGACCAATCAGGCAATTCAGGTTTTACAAGGTCCATATATTACTAATACTTATGGGGGTGGTATTCAATGTCAAGGTAGTACACTTAACATCACACCATTTGTCACTGGTAGTGCATCTGGACAGAAACCTTGGGAAGATGAATGGTGGGATAATGTATATGATATGCGTGATCAAGAAGGTGCTACTGATGTAAATGGTGCTGTTACAGGAGATGGAGTGCCCGATAATCCAGGAAATATTTTATATAAAGTTCCTGTAAGAACAGGACAGAAGGATACATATAACCTATCTCTTGGTGTAAGTGCTACGTGGTCTATTCCACTTGATAAGAAAGCACAAAACGATTGTAAGAGAGCAGCAGAAACACAGAATGATATGCAGAGACAACTGATTGCTAACAAGCGATTAGACTTTGAGATCGCGAGATTAAAAAATTGTGGTGAATTGATTCAGAAGGGAATCACCTTCCACCCCAAATCACCTTATTATGCTATATGTGCCGACGTTATGGTGAACAACGTGTCATATATCAAACCACACGTACATCAACAGTCAACAAAACCTACCTCTTCTTCATCTTCCTCAGTTCGCGAAGTGCCCGTGTCCTCATCCGCTGATGATCTCGGCGGTCCCTTTGAGATTGGAGACGTGGAGTCTTTCCAAGAGCAATCGAAATCTTCGTTATCGTCTTCTTCACAACAGGTTTCACCACTTTCAAAAGAAGATCAACAATCGGTTTTGCGAGCAGTGCAGAGGTGGCAGCAACAGCAGCAATCGAACCAGTAGTAACTATTAGTCCTGCATTAGGAATGTTCTCTGTTATCTGCTGAGTCACAGTCAAAGGTTCAGTAACCTCAATACATTCTTTACCAACAAGTTCGTACGCAACTATCTTCTTATCACCCTCTAGGATCTTTCCTATGGGGTTTTTTAATTCTTGTGCCCTAGTAGGACATTCTGTAGTAGGGATGTCTGGTACCTTTGTCTCTGGTACATTCAGTTCTGGTTGATCATTCTCAAACTTAGGTGGCACTACAGGAGGTGCCTCAAACTTTAGATCATCCTTGTTATAGTCCATCGCACTATAGGATGGTACACCTGCATCACAATATATCCTTGCTCCGCTATCATCGTCAGCAACTAAGTTACTATTCTTACCATCATCAGATGGATGTGCTTCTACACACCCAGGCATATCAACAATAGGTACTCCCACCTGTGTAGTTGCAGGTGCATAGATTGGGATTGCTTGAGGTACACTATTGATCCAGTCGTAATTCTGAATCTCAGGTATCTCCAGTTCCCTCACTCCGATCTCTGGAATCTCTGTCATAATCTGAACTAATGGAAATAGACCAACCGTCTTCACCGAAGACTCCTTCTTCGATTACTCTAGGTAAGTTACGTTCTTTATCTCTTTTATCTAGTGCTTTGTGATACTCATCGATCTCTGAGTCGAGTTCGAGATTAAATTTTAGCAGTCTCAACCACATCAAAAGTTTCTCAAGGTAATACTTAATTAACTTTTTGAGGAAGGGACCTATCATTCAGTCATCTCCTCTTCGCAGTCATTCAGACTGAGAGCAATCTCTCCACCAATGTCTGCACCTTTGTTACCACCAAATAGAGCAACACCACCTGCGAGGATTGGACCAACAAACGGTATGCCTGATAGGGCAGGAGCAGCAGCGGCACCCATACTAGCGCCTACTATTGCACCGCTTTGTTCTCCACCACCTTCCGCCTTGATACATTCTAGTTTCTTGGCAGTTAACTTTCCCACTCCGTGAGCGGAATTACCTCCCAGATGAAGAGATCCATCCATAGTATATTGATTTGACTTTCTGATATTAGTTTTACCACCAATACCAAAGAATCCATTCTTCTTGTCAACGTATGTATCTTTACTCATCACCTTTGGATCATTACCTTTGTAACTAATCCGATAACCATCTTCTGATACATATGCATCATAAGAACTATAGGGTCCTACTGGAGGATTTAATGTTGGAAGTGTTTGTTTGTTTGCGATCAGACCAATCATTCCGATGTGTGCTACACCGAATAATACACCTGCACTAACAGCGAACCATTTCATTACATTCCTGGGATAGATGGTTTAATTGGGGGCATCGCAGGACCACTAACATCAGGAATCATATCGTCCATCATTCCAGGAACGATTCCACCTACTGCTTCGACAACCAAATTGGTTAGTCTTTCTCTTGCCTGTTCTGCAACCTTGTCTCTGTTGGCGTAACCATAAACACAAGCGCCAGTAACTACACCAGCGAACACAAAGTTAACTACAACAAGTCCGTTAATAATTTTTTGCATAATTACATCTCATACTTTTTAGGATCAGTTTCGGTAGTTATTTTCAAAGGTGCTTGTTCGACACGAATGACTTGTGCTGGTGCAGTTTGTGATGCTGCAGCAATCAGTCTTTCCATATCTGCCTTTGTTATCCCACTGCCACCACCGTTAGCAGCACCACCATTGTTCTTTTTGGCGGTTTGAACCCCGAAAGTCGCTAAAACCCCAGTGAAGACCGAAGCTATGAAAGTTGGATCGAGATCCTGTTCGGGAAAGTTGAGTGCCTTAGGCAGGTCAACATACGCTAAAGTGAGGATACCACCAGACCAAACAAGAATACCAAGTCTCACGAAAGTTGATAGAATCGCGAGTTGTTCTTCTTTATCTACTGCTGCCTCCTTTAACTTACCAAAAAAACCTTTTGGTTTCTCTGGTTGTTTATTCTTTTCTTGTTCTGCCATAGTCACTATGAAGGACTACTATATATATCTACTCTGCGACCTGACGTTTCTTACCGATATTATATTTAGACTCTAAAATCCAGTCACCCTTGTCCTTGTAAGAGATAACCTTGATCTGATTCAATGGTGCAAGTTCACCAAGTTCTTCATCAACAACATCTACAAGTCCCCAGTCGGACAGTAGTTTAGTAATTCTGTTACGACGTTCTACATCGTTAGAAGTTAGGTTCGCGTGCTTTCCGTCCAACGCAAACAACTCTTTAAAGTGTACGATATAATACTTGCCCTTCTTATGAAGAATATGACAACTCTGAAATAATTTCTTTTCCTTTCTCGATGCTACACCGATTCTGGTAAGCGTCTCTCTAACTTTCAGAAAATCATCTGGTTGTTTAAGACTAACTTCGACCATAATATCGGGTGACCAAGAAATCTCGATCTCACCTGCCATTGGTTTTACCTCCAGTATTCATTTTTAATTTAATCAATTCAATCTGATCGTTGGTCAGAATACGAAGTGCATCCCGTGCTTTTTCATCTGAATACTTAAAGTATTTTTTGATGAGGTCAAGATTATCAACCTTGTCCTTACGCTGCCAAGGAGAGAAACGACGTTTCTTTCTCAGACTATTTAGATAAAATGAATATTGAAGATCATTATCAAGTTGGTGAAACTCATTGAGAGCATTGGCATATAGCACAGTCTCTTTGAATCCACTAAAACATTTGTTGACAATGTATGGAGGATACTTCCTCATCCAGTCTTCACCACGTTCACGAAGATCTTCTTTAGTGAAATTGATACTGTTTAAGTAATCAGTTAAAGGGTAATCCTTGTGGTGCTTTGACATAGTTGGTGATGAGAAGTTCTTTACGTTTTGATTGTGCAGCGTTGTAACCGCCTGTAGATCTCATTGTATATGTGAGATCCCATTCTGTCTGTTTGTGATTTGGAAACAGACCACGAGTATTTTCATTTGAATTATAGGTGATCATCCAATTGCAGGTGGACTCATTACATACACTTGCGAACCTTTGATGATCAAATCCTTTGTGCATAGAACCTTTAGTTCCATACAGGAAATCTTTGATGTCGTATGGAGGATCTAGGAAACAGAATACATCCTTATCATCAGTCATCAATTCTGAATAGTCATCGTTAGTGATTTCCCAGTGCTCAATGATCTGACCGTAGTGTGCAAGTTTCCTGATTC